ATCACGGCCATTTCTGAGGATAAACCTGTGGATAACCTGCACCCGGGTCCGAAATCCACACACGGAGCCGTGTCCGATTTTGACCCCGACCCGTGTCCGGAAAATGCCCATTCCCGTGTCCGAAATCCGGACAGTAACCTTGTAAGAGAACCAGTAAGTAAACCAGTAAAGGAGGAGGAGGACGCGCAAGCGCGCGAAATCGTCGATGAAGAGTTTTTCGGATCGCTGCTGGTGGCGCTGGGCTTTGACCCAGACGGCCCCCTCCCCGGTTGGTGGCAGGGCTGGCCACCCCGGGAGCATGTTCGGCGCTGGCAAACGGACCTTGGGTTGACCGAGGCCGAAATCCTTGAGGCGGCTGAGGCTTCTCGCCAAGAACACCCCGAACCGCCAGATGGGCCCAAGGGCCTGGATCGCATCATGCAGCGCGTCGCCCAGCGCCAAGCGGATGAAAAGTCCCGGGGTCGACGCAAAGCCCGCAAGTCCGCGAAGTCGGAAACCAGACCAGTTACCGACCTTCCCATCTTTTACGCCGATATGGTCAACTCTGATCGCTACCTGCCCGTCAGCGCGATCTCCAACTCCATGCGCGATGCCATGCTGGCCCGGGGCCTCGTGACAGTTGAGCGTCTACGCGAACGAGGTATCCGATGAAACACGATCGCAATTTGCACCCCTCGTCATGGCAAGCCGGTCACAGCAGACCGAAGCGCGTCATGTCCGTGCAGCAGGCGCTGGAATGGGCGTTTCGCGTTGAACACGCCCAGCTAGAGCTTCCCGAGCCGCCCGACCCAGAGCGTGGCCAGGGATTTGGCTTTGGTCTGGAATACGTCCTCATGCAGCGGGCGGCGCTGGGCTGCAAAATCGACGGCGGCCAGTACAAGATGGGTACCTACACGCACGAGGACGCTGAAGTGATCGCTGCCACCGTGGCTGGGATACCCGACAACCTCGGCGGCAAGCGCATGGCCATTCGGGTGGCAGAGCTCGCCCGAGCTGGGCTGACGCCCGACTGGATGCCAGGAGCAGTGCCCCGCTGCGTGCCGGTCGAGATGAAGCGCAATCGGCACGGGGATCATGCAACGACCATGGTGGTAGGCACTGAGCGCGTGCTATCGCGCGGGAAGTGGCGGACCGTGGAGGTGCGGGCCTGTCCGGTGATGTTTCGGCCGGATGCCAGGCAGATCGAGGCAGCGCGCCGGGCTTATGGCGACTGGTGGAAAGCGCTGGGTTGGGTGCGAGACGGGCTCCAGGCTGGGGGAATGCTGCGAGACGTAGAGGTGGTGGACAGGATGCCGAAGGCTAAACCGTGGCATCAGGGCTGACGAGAACCGTGCGGCGCGGCAAACGGCGTTTTTACCTTTACATCTGACAGTTGGGCTGGTTGGCAACTCACCCGCCGAACACCTGGAAACCAAAGCAGGACTGGAAATTCTGTAAGCTTCGTGCTACATATAACCATAATATGAAGCGCCAAGGTTACAAATGCCCACTCCACACACCCCTCCAGCGGCCGTGCGCCGCGCCCTTCGGAAGCTCGGCGCGGACATCCAGGATGCCAGACGCCGCCGAAAGCTGCCTATGGCAGTCGTCGCAGAACGTGCGTTCACATCCCGATCGACCCTGCAACGGGTCGAAGCTGGCGACACCAATGTGAGCATAGGCATCTACGCTGGCGTCTTGCAGGCCCTCGGTTTACTCGAAGGTCTGGGGCAAGTGGCCGACATAAGCAATGACAGCGTCGGACAAGCACTGGCCAGCGCCGATCTGCCCAAGCATGTTCATCTCAAACGCCCAATGAGGTCGTCTCAGGATGGCTGATTTCGAGGTGCATATCGACCTCCAAGGCGGCGCTCGACTAATCGGATTAGCGCGCAGCAACCGTGTTCGCGGCACGGAAACGATCCTGTTCGAATATGACAGCAGCTGGCTAAACGACTCCGACCGCTTCTCATTGGAACCGGCTCTCGCTCTGACGCGCGGCACCTTCGCTCCTCCTGCTGGTCTTGTAACCTTTGGATCCCTCACTGATTCAGCACCGGATACATGGGGGCGACGCCTGATGCAGCGCGCTGAGCGCCGAGATGCCGCTCGCGAATGCCGCGCCGTCCGAACTCTGACTGAAAGCGATTACCTCTTGGGCGTCGCAGACGAAACGCGCCTAGGTGCACTTCGCTTCCGATGGGTTGGTGAAGAACGCTTTGAAGCGCCGATCCGTGCTGGCGTGCCAGCCTTGATAGAGCTCGGTCGCCTTCTTGAGATCACCGAGCGCATCTTGCGCGACGAAGAAACAGACGAAGACCTCCAACTGATTTTTGCTCCGGGCTCGTCACTCGGTGGCGCGCGGCCGAAAGCCTCAGTCATCGATCAACATGGCCGCCTCGCTATCGCGAAGTTTCCAAAGGAAACCGACGATTACAGCATCGAGACCTGGGAAGAGATTGCACTGCGGTTAGCCAAGCAAGCAGGCATAGATACGCCACAGCACGCGCTAATCGAGGTAGCAGGCAAGGCCGTCATGCTGTCACGGCGCTTTGATAGAGACGGCGAGCGCCGCATACCCTTCCTATCTGCAATGGCGATGCTGGGTGCGAAGGACGGCGAGGGCGGCAGCTATCCAGAGATAGTGGACGCCATTGCTCGTCATGGCGCGCAGGGAAAAAAAGATGCGCACGCACTTTACCGGCGGGTGGCATTCAATGTTCTGATCTCCAATGTCGATGATCATCTGCGCAACCACGGCTTTCTGTGGCTAGGGAAGACAGGGTGGTCGCTTTCGCCCGCCTATGACCTCAACCCTGTTCCAGCAGATCTGAAGGCGCGCGTCCTTACGACAAACATAGATCTGGACGAGGGCACTTGCTCCATAGATCTGCTCGAGGCTGCAGCGGAATATTTTGCTCTCACGCTGCCGCAGGCCCGTGAAATTATCAAAGAAGTGGCCACGGTGACAGCCGCCTGGCGCGATACCGCTAAAGCCGTTGGCGCCCGGTCGGCCGAGATCACGCGCATGGCAAGTGCCTTCGAACACGACGACCTCAAAAGAGCGCTAGCGCTATGACAAGAACATCGGGTGGCAGCTCCGGCCCCATTACGCTCAATTGAACACGTTTCAAACGAAAGCAGAGACCAAGACTATGAACCTCCGCGCCATCCGAACCAATGAAGATCTGGATTGGGCGCTTGCGGAAATCGAACAATACTTCGATGCACCGCCTGCGCCTGGAACGGAAGAAGCCGATCGCTTCGACATCCTGACCGATCTCATCGAAGCCTACGAGAACCGTGAATACCCCATCGAGGCGCTCGATCCGATCGAGACGCTCAAGATCTTCATGGACATAAAAAAGAAGAAGCAAAGTGATCTGGCCGAGCTGGTGGGCGGCAAGTCTCGCGCGTCCGAAATCATGAACCGCAAGCGTCCGCTCACACTGCGCATGATCCAGAAGATCAACGCCAGCTGGAAAATCCCAGCGGCCTCCCTGATCGCACCCTACCACCTCGAAGCTAACGGCGAGGGGGCCTGACCCCCCTCCCATGGGTCCTCCCCGGGCCTTTGCGTATACGGGGGGGCTCAGCCCGGGACTTTTCTAGCGTCTGGCCTTTTCACCGGGGAATCCACCCAGAAGCCACCTGAGCCGGCTCGGCCGAGATTTCGACTCATTTTCAGGGGCTTGAGTAGCCACCGCTCAGGGAAAGGTGGATTCCTAACGGAATCCAGGGAATCCACCCAGAGGAATCCAGAGACCGCAGAAGCCACTCCAGGAAGCCACCTTCGCCTTGGCTGGCCCGAAGGCGTTGATTCAACGTCAAAAAACGGTTTGACAAAGCTGCCCCCCTTGACGTACCCACGAAACATCGAAGAGTTGCGCCCGGAGGATACCCTCGCGGGCGTTTTGTTTTCCTGACATCGCAGATTGCAAGTCCTGGCGCCCATGGGTGGCCACGGGTCCCTGCGCACGCCCATGTGAGCCCTGCCCTATGGATCTCCCATTCATGCCGAGCCAGATTGAACTCTGGCCGATCGAGCGGCTACGGCCATATGCCCGCAATGCCCGCTTGCACAGCGACAACCAGGTGGCTGTTCTGACTGCAAACATGCTCAAGTTCGGCTGGACCATACCGTGCCTGATCTCTGACGATGGGGAGTTGATCGCGGGACACGGACGCATCCTGGCTGCGACCCAGCTCGGCCTAAGCAAGATCCCGGTGCTGCGCCTGTCGCATCTTGATGAGGACCATCGCCGGGCGCTGCGTTTGTCGGACAACAGCGTCGCGGATATGGCGGAGTGGGACGAGCTCAAGCTGGGTTTGGAAGTGATCGACCTGCAGGCGCTGGGCTTTGATACTGACCTGCTGGGCTTCTCAGACGAGTTCCTCGAGGGGCTGCTGAACGCGGCACAAGGTGGCGATGACGCAAATAGCGGGTCGATAGAGGGCGAGGACGACATCCCCGAGCCCCCGGTTACCCCGGTGTCGGTGGCGGGTGACCTCTGGCAGCTGGGTTCGCATCGGTTGATTTGCGGGGACAGCACCAGCGCAGATGTTGTTGGGAGACTGCTTGGTGGCGTGAAGCCCCTCCTGATGGTCACCGACCCGCCCTACGGGGTGGAATATGACCCCAGCTGGCGCAACCAAGCCGGAGCTGCAAAGACGAAGCGAACCGGCAAGGTTCTGAATGACGACCGCGCCGACTGGCGCGAGGCATGGTCGCTCTTTCCCGGCGATGTCGCCTACATCTGGCACGGTGCGCTGCATGCGGCCACGGTTGCGGACAGCTTGGTGGCTGCAGGTTTCGCTATCCGCTCCCAGATCATCTGGGCCAAGGATCGGCTGGTGCTGAGCCGCGGTGACTATCATTGGCAGCATGAGCCCTGCTGGTATGCGGTACGCGCCAAGGGCAAGGGCCACTGGGCCGGCGATCGCAAGCAGACCACGCTTTGGCAGATTGCCAACAAGGACCAGGATGCAGCCACAGTGCACGGAACACAAAAACCCGTCGAATGCATGCGCCGCCCGATCCTGAACAACTCAAGCCCCGGCCAGGCAGTCTATGAGCCCTTCATGGGTTCTGGCACCACGCTGATCGCGGCCGAGACGACTGGGCGCATCTGCTATGGGGTGGAGCTGAACCCCGTCTACGTTGATGTGGCCATCGAACGCTGGCAGGCTTTCACAGGCGAGGAGGTAGTCTTGCTGGATAGCGGTGAGACCTTTGCAGCCCTCAAGTCACAGCGGTTGGCTGCATGACCCAATCGCGCAGGCTGTCGCTGGTCGAGGCCCTCACCAATGTCGCCGTGGGCTATGTGCTGGCGGTGGTCACGCAAATCCTGGTGTTCCCATGGTTTGGCATTCACCCCAGCTTTGGTGAGAACCTTGCCATCGGCTCTGTGTTCACCGGGATCTCGCTACTGCGCAGTTATGCGCTGCGCAGGCTCTTCGAACGGTGGCGATAATGGCAGGTCGCGGCGATCAGACCGCTGGAAGTCTGTAAACGGTGCCGCGCTGATCGAGCTTCTGGACGGTGATCGGCAAACCCAGCTTTTTCTTCAGCCCGCCCGAGATCAGACCACGGGCACTGTGGGGCAACCAGCCCGTCGCCTCGACGATTTCGCCGATGGACGCCCCCTCGGATCGCTGCAAGAGCGCGATGATCTGCGCCTGCTTGGTACCGGTGCGTATAGCGACAGGCCGTGACGTCGCGGTGTCGCGCAAAGTTTCGACTGGCTCATTTGGCGCCGTTGCCCGTTCTAGCTTTGCCTTGTGAAGATTGCGCATGGTGCTTGCAACGACCGGCTCGATGCCGATCGCGGCAAGGCCCGCTTCGGTGGCGATCAGCGTGGTACCGTGACCGTCGCCGTTCTCCCGCCAGAGGGGCTCCCCACGGCGCAGATTGGCCTCGACCTCTTCGAGCCAGCCGCGTTCGATCATCTTGGCCACCGCCATCTTGGCCGCGGCACCAGCAAGCCCCTCGGGCAACGGCATGGCCAGATTGTCGGGGCGGGATGCGGCGCGGCTGAGGATGATGGCTTGGGTGTCTGTGAGTTTGGGCATCTCGGCCTCCTGTCGTGATGGCAATTTCGGGGTGGGGTCAGTCGCTCTCGGCCATTGCGGCCGCGACGGTGAAGTGCTGGACCCAACCCGTCAGGTAAGGGAGCCCTGCCGGAATACCCTTCGAGCGTTCTGTGGCACGATCGATGCGCCAGCCCTGCCAGCGGCGGATCGCGGCGGCGATGGCAGGCTCCAGCCCGATGTTGCAGCCCGTCATGTTTCCGACGACATCGTCGGCGAAATGCCGGCCGATCCGGCTGTCGAGAAAGTCGCGGATGCCGATCATCTCGTCCTCGCTGTCAGCGTGGATAGCTTCGGCGATCAGGAGCGAGGCGAGCGTCCAGACCTCCGTGCTGCGACGGTCGCGCCCTGGGCAGACGGTCAGGGTTCGGAAGAAGCCGTAATCCTCGTTGCGGCTGGGCAGGATATCGGGGCGGCTCATTGCTCTGCCCTCCATTCCACCCATGCTCCGTCCAGCCAGACATAAAGGTGAGACAATTCGCAGGTGGGTCGCAGCAGGATGCGGGGAGCGCGGGGTGGATCAAAGCGGTTGAGTTCATCGGCGCGGACCTGCCTGATTTCTTTGGCGGCAAGAATGTCCGCGGGCGTCCACGAAGCTAGCGCGGCAATCATGTGCTCGGGGTAGCCGTCGTAGTGGCAGTATACATGAGCCCATTCTTCGGGCCCGGTCTGAATGGCGATCTGTGCGCGGGTGCTCATGGGTTTGCCCTCACTTCTGCTGTTCAAGCAGGGCAAGGAGGACCGCCGCCATGCCGCCAAGGTACTCGCTGCGGCGGAACACGATCTCGTCGATGTGGCCGGCATTGTCGATCGCGGGATCAACCGCGAGATCGTCTGCCATGTGCGGCATCAGGCGTTTGGCTTCGGCGTTGTAGCGAGCGGCTAGGGTCATTTCGGTGTCTCCAATCAGGCAATTTGCTTGATGTGAGAATCACTCGACGCCGAAGTGTAATCAACTCGGTTGTGCATATTTTTCTATTTATCTTCAATATTTTGAGGCCAATTTAGGCGCCATGGAAGGTATGTCCGAACGCGCCTATGCCGAGCATGCCGGCCTCTCGCGCGGGGCAGTGCAGAAGGCTCGTAGAAACGGCCGGCTTGTGCTCTTTTCCGATGGTTCGATCAACGCTGCGGCCTCGGATTCACGACGCGGTGCTGCTACTGATCCTGATCAGCAGATGCGCTCACGCGGTGGTTTCAGCGCGAATACTGACGCGCCTGCAGTCTCAGGGACGGGCGACAGTACGTCTTATATCAAGGCTCGCACCGCACTGACCGTTTATCAGGCGCAGGAACGGCAGCTCTCGATTCAGAAGAAGAAGGGCGTGCTGGTCGACCGCGCGCGCGCCGAGACGCTGGTGTTTCGCCTCGCGCGCCAGGAGCGCGACACCTGGGTCACCTGGCCCACCCGCGTGGCAGCACTCATGGCCGCGCAGTTATCCGCAGAGATGGAGAAGGCATCGGGCAACCCCGTGACGATCGAGACTGCGATCCTGCAGAGGGTGCTAGAAACCCATGTCCGAGAGCAGCTCGACGCCCTCGCGGACCTCAGGGTCTCGCTTGAGTGACCGACTTTGACTTTGAACCATAAGTCACCTATATCTGGCTAGGTAGATAGCCAGGATGGGACTTATGTGGACACTACAAGATGCCAAGAATAAGTTTAGCACGGTGGTGGACGCAGCTCTGGCGGGCACCCCGCAAGAGGTGACACGACGCGGCAAACCAGCCGTCGTGGTGCTTTCTGCATCTGAATACCATCAGCTTCTCTCAGAGGCGCAGCGATCACGGGGATCGTTCGTGGATCACTTGCTTGCTTTCCCTGCGGGAGAGATCGAGCGCGCTCAGGTCAAACCCCGGCCGGTAGACTTCTGATGTATCTGCTCGACACGAATGTGCTGTCGGCTTTGCGTCGACCCGACCGCGCGCCGCAAATTGCAGACTGGCTACGGACAAAAGCAGAAGATCAACTGTTCATCAGCGTTGTGACGCTTGGCGAGATCGAGCGCGGCATTGCGTTGCAGGAAGACCGAAATCCTGATTTTGCGAATGATCTACGCGGCTGGATAGACCGAACGAGCCTGCTATTTGCCGACCGCCTCCTGGCCTTTGGATCTGAAGAAGCGCGCATCTGGGGCAGGCTTTCAGCGCGTATCGGACACAACGGCGCGGATCTTCAAATCGCGGCGACGGCGCTGGCGCATGGCGCTGTGGTGGTAACTGGCAATGTGAGCGACTTTGAACCGACGGGCGTGGAGATCGAAAACCCGTTCTAAGCATCGCACCGAGCCCTGAGATGCGCCCCGGAGTGAGACGGGAAGCAGGGCATGAACGATGATGATCTGCTGCACAATGACCTGACCACCGGCCTCGATCTCGGGTTTGACGGTGCCCAGGACGTCCTGAGCGCCTGGCGGCGGGGAATGCGACCGGACGCCGACCTCACGGTGTCAGAGTGGGCAGACAAGCATCGCTGGCTGTCGTCGCGCGCGGCAGCAGAACCTGGTAGGTATCGCACGGCTCGAACGCCATATCTGCGCGCCATTATGGATGCGCTGTCGCCAAACCACCCACCTCAGCGGATCAGCTTCATGAAGGCCGCCCAGGTCGGCGCAACGGAGGCTGGCAACAACTGGATCGGCTTTGTGATCCATCACGCGCCCGGCCCCATGTTGGCGGTGCTGCCCACCGTGGAGATGGCCAAGCGCACATCGCGGGGTCGGATCGATCCGCTGATCGAGGACAGCCCGGCGCTGAAAGAACGCGTGCAGCCTGCGCGATCGCGCGATGCCGGCAATTCGATGCTGTCAAAGGAATTCCCAGGCGGCATTCTGGTGCTGACGGGGGCGAACTCGGCGACGGGCCTGCGCTCAATGCCCGCGCGTTATGTGTTTCTGGACGAGGTTGATGCCTATCCAGCCTCAGCCGACGTGGAAGGCGACCCGGTTAGCCTAGCTGAGGCACGGACCACGACCTTTGCGCATCGGCGTAAGGTCTTCATGGTTTCGACGCCCACGATCCGGGGGCTGAGCCGTATCGAGCGCGAGTTCGAGGCCAGCGATCAGCGGCGGTATTTCGTGCCCTGCCCGCATTGCGGTCATATGCAGTGGCTGCAGTTTGAACGGCTGCGCTGGGCGAAGGGAAAACCGGAAACGGCAGCATATCACTGCGCGGGCTGCGAGCGGCCCATCGCGGAGCACCACAAGACGCAGATGCTCGAGCGTGGTGAATGGAGGGCCACCGCGACCGGCGCGGATCTGAACGCAATCGGGTTTCACCTCTCGGCACTCTATTCGCCGATCGGCTGGAAAAGCTGGGAGCAGATCGCACGCGACTGGCTGGCGGCCCAGGGCTCGGACGAGATGCTGCGCGCGGCGCGCAACACGCTTCTGGGCGAAACCTGGGTTGAAAGCGGCGATGCGCCGGAATGGCAGCGACTGGCGGACCGGCGTGAGGTGTTTGCCGCTCAGGTGCCTATGGGCGGGTTGTTCCTGACTGCCGGTGCTGACGTCCAGAAGGATCGCATCGAGGTCGATGTCTGGGCTTGGGGCCGCGGCCTCGAAAGCTGGCTGGTCGACCACATCGTCATTCCGGGTGCCGGCGCAGCACATCTGCGACTTTGGACCCATGCGACGTTTGTCCGCAGCGCAGAGCTGACGGGGCTGGTGCACGCAGGTCTGATCAGCACAGGGCAATTGGGAGGTCAGCTGCCTCTATCTTCTGCCGGTATGGCGGCCGCGCCACTCCTGACGAAGGCAGGCCGATCTGTGCCTTTGCAGGGCATGAGTGCTGCGCGCAGCATTACGCATCTGCAAACTGTCGGATCTCGCTTTGTCCTGTACGGCGATCCGAGCCCGCAAAATACGGGCTGAGCGGACGGCTGATGCCCACCAACTCTGGGCGCATTCTGCGAGGCTGATTGTCATGCTCAAGTTCACCATCAAGCGCGGCGATAGCTCGCCCGCGCTGTGCTTCGTCTTGCTGCCTGACAGCGTGTCGCTTGCCGGGGCCACCGTCAGGTTCCAGATGCGTGCGCGGGGCGGGCCCACCGTGATCGACCGGTCGGCGGAAATCCAAAGCATCTTCGAGCCTGCGGTCGTGGCCCATCGCTGGCTGCCCGGCGACACCGATCAGGCTGGTCGCTTCGAGGCAGAGTTCCGCGTGACCAATATGGACGGCACCGTCGAGACCTTCCCCAATCTCGGCTTCATCGAGGTCTTCGTGATCGAGGATGTGCCGAGCCTGCCCGGCTGACAAGTCACCGCCTGCTGCGCTGCGCGACGCGCCCTGCAAAACACCCTGAAACTAAGAAAATCAAGGAGGCTCCGCCATGGAGATCGAGCTCTGGACCCTATTCGACGCGCTGATGAAATGGGTCATCATTCCCATGGCCGCGATGCTTTGGGTCCACAACCAGAAGATCGGCGCTCATGAGAAGGAAGTCCTGCGCATCATGACGCTTCTTTCCGAGCGCAAGGAACAGCGCGATGAAGATCGTGCCGAGCTGAAAGAGGCGCTGCGCGATCTGCGCGCGGCCATCCTGCGGCTCGATCAACGCCTGGCTGATTTTGCTCTGGCGCAATCCGCGCAGGGTGGCACCGGTCGCGGTGATCCCGGAAGCCCCGGGCGGCGCAGCGACGGCTGATCGCTGCGCCGCCCCCGACACCCAAACCCCAAATCCCGCCGCCCGTCGCTGACGTGGCGGCTTTTGCATCTCAAGGAGGCCCCGATGCCTGATGCCGTCAAAACCTATCGCCATTGGGGCGATGTCCCCGAGCGCGCATGGCGCTGGTCGAACTTTTCCCCAGCCGAAATCACCTGCCGCGGCACCGGGCAGCTCAAGCTCCATCCCGAGGCCATGGACAAACTCCAGGCCTTGCGCGACCGGCTGGGCAAGCCGCTGATAATCCGCTCGGCCTATCGCAGCCCCGAACATAACCGGGCGGTGGGTGGCGCGCCCCTCTCAAAGCACATGGATGGCACCGCCTTCGACATCGCCATGGCCAACCATGATCCGGTGGCCTTCGAGGCGGCCGCGCGGGCGGTCGGGTTCCTCGGCTTCGGCTTCTACCCGCGCTCGGGATTCATGCATATCGACCTCGGGCCCGCGCGAACCTGGGGTGACAAGTTCACGGTGCGGGCCGTGCCGTTTGCGATCGAGACACCGCCCGCGCGGGAGGTGCTGGCGGAAAGCCGCACATTACGCGGTGCGGGAACGGCGGGGGCCGCCACCATGGGGGCGGCTGGGGTTGAGGTGGCACAGGAAGTACTAGCAGAGACTCAGGGCGCCGTCCTGCCACTGGTGCCTTACCTCGACAGCCTGCGCTGGTTGTTTATCGCCCTCGCGCTGGCCGGGATTGCGGTGGCCATCTACGCCCGGCTCGATGACTGGCGAAAAGGACTGCGGTGATGTTGGGCGGTTTGTTCACCGGCATCCTCGCACGACCATGGGCGCGGCGAGCGGCAAGCTTCGCCCTCGTTGCGCTCGTCATGGGCCTGTTCATCCTCAACCTCCGCCGTGCAGGCGAGCGCGCCGGCCGCGCCGCCGAGCGGCTCCAAAACCTGGAGCGCACTCATGCGATTCAACGCCAGATGCTGGACGCCGTCAGCCACCGCCCTCGCAATCGCGACGATCTTCTTGAGCGCCTGCGAGAGGGTGGGTTCTGACAGCGTCGCGCTAGGGACCTGCCCGCCGGTGGTGCAATATAGCAAGGCCGAACAGGTGCAGGTGGCCGAGGAAGTTGCCGCGCTGCCAGAGAACGCACGGATCGTTGACTGGTTGGCTGATTATTACGTTCTGAGGGCACAGCTCACCGCCCGCCCTCGTAATTGATTAATTATTCAGCACAAAGTCTGGCTGCAACCATGCCTGCGTATTCCGGCGGATCCGCCCATCCGTTCCGACAACATGCGCCCACCTGTTCCGGGGTATTCGCCCACCTGTGACGCGTTGCCGTGAGGCAGCGTATTTTGGTTATCAGTCCTGATGTGTTTCGTCACCCATTTTGGTGCCGGTCTTACGCATGGACTGGCCCTCAAGTTCGAGGCGGTAGGCGTTGTGGACGATACGGTCCAGGATGGCATCTGCGAAGGTTGGTTCGCCGATGACATCGTGCCAGGCTTTGACGGGCAACTGGCTTGTGATCATCGTTGAGCCGCGCCCGTAACGCTCTTCGACGATCTCCATGAGATCGCGACGTTGCATTGATGTCAGCCTGTCCGGCCCCCAGTCGTCCAAGATCAGCAACTGCGCTTTCGTGATGCTGCGGAACAGGCGGGGGAAGCGCCCATCGCCGTGGGCCAGTTCCAACTCTTCGAAGAGGCGCGGCATTCTCTTGTAGACCACGGTGACGCCGTCGCGACAGGCCGCTTGCGGATTTCAGAATTACCGGACAGCGATTTCGCTAAATCCCGGACAGCCATTTCAGTAATTCCCGGACAGTTCGGGCACGGCTGATTATCTGCCTGCGATCATGTTTCTGTTTGGAGTGTTTCGGTATTTTCGCTGGGGGTCAAGTTCACGTTTTGATCTTTTCGTCGCATACTGTCTCCCTTGAGGTCGATGCGGTGGGCGTTATGGACGATCCGGTCGAGGATGGCATCGGCGATTGTGGGTTCGCCAATCATATCGTGCCAGCCTGAGACGGGCAGTTGCGCGGTGATGATTGTTGATCGCCGCTGATAGCGTTCCTCGAAGAGTTCGAGCAGGTCGAGGCGTTGCTGGTCAGTAAGCCCATGGGTGCCCCAATCATCGAGAATGAGGAGTTGGACGCGTGCCAGCTTGTCGACCAGCTTTGGGAACCGACCATCGAGGCGGGCCATGGCCATATCCTCAAAGAGCCGCGGCATGCGGACGTAGAGCACGGAGTGATCAAGGCGCGCAGCTTGATGGCCGAAGGCGCAGGCGAGCCATGTTTTTCCTGTGCCGGTCTGGCCGGTGAGGATGATCTGTTCTTTTGCCTTGATCCATTCGCCTTGCGCGAGGGCGAGGACCTGACGGCGGTCGAGACCCCGGCTGGCGGCGAAGTTGACGTCTTCGATGCAGGCGTTTGGGAAGCGCATCTTTGCATTACGCAGCCTGTTGGCGAAGCGTTTGTCGCCCCTTGCCAGGGCTTCCCGGTCAAGCATGAGCCCGAGCCATTCATTGCGATCGAGAGCCTGGCCGGGATCTTGTTCAGCGAGGGCCTTCCAGGCGTCGGCCATGCCTGTCAGGCCAAGCGCAGCCATTTGGTCGAGGGTGGGATGTGTCAGCATATGATGATCCTTTGGTGCTGAGAGTTACTGGTAGTAGCCGGCGCCACGAATGTTGCCGTGAGCCGGTGTGGCGGTGATCGGATCTGGCGGCTCCGGGGCCTGGTCCAGCCCGGTCACGAGGATGGAGCGCACCGAGGCATAGGAGATGCAACCGACCGTCAGGGCGCGTTTGCAGGCCGCCTCCAATCGATCTGGCCCGAACTGGCGTTGCAGGCTGAGCACGCCGAGGGCGGATCGGTAGCCCTGCTCGGGATGTGGCCTGTCACGCATCAGGCGCTCAATGAGCGTGGCCGTGTGATAGCCGGTCCGGGCGGCGCGGCGGATAAGGCTTTCCGGCGTCATGCCAGCATGGCGCTGATGTGCCTTGGGCATGTGCTCCTTGATGGTGGTGTGGCCACCACGCTGCCCGCGGCGATGATGCACGGCAACGCGTTCATGGTTGTGGAATATCTCGATCATACGGTGGGTTAGCCGGACATCGACCTTGCGGCCGATCAGGTGGTGCGGCACGGAATAGAAGCTGTGCAGCACCTCGATATGGTAGTCGGGATGGACCTTGGCCTGCTTCCACTCGGCATACTCGAAGGGCGTATCGGGCAAGGGCCTCAGTGCAGGATGTTCTATCTCTGCAAAGAGGTCCTGCCGGGAGCGGCCCACCCGCCGCATGGTGCGCGCATTGAGATCTGCAAGCAGCTCGGCAATGGCCACGTTCAGCGCCGCGATGGAAAAGAACTGCCGGTTGCGCAGCTGGGCCAGGATCCAGCGTTCCACGATCAGCACCGCACCCTCGACCTTGCCCTTGTCACGCGGCTTGCGCGGCCGCGTTGGCAACACGGTCGTGTCGTAATGCGTGGCCATGTCGGAGAAGGTCTTGGTGACCGACGGCTCGAACCAGAGCGGCTTGGCGACCGCCGCTTTGAGATTGTCACACACAATCGCCTTGGGCACGCCACCAAAGAAGTGCAGCGCCCGAACTTGCGCGTCGATCCAGTCCGGCAGCTTTTGGCTCAGGCTGGCCCAGGCAAAAGTGTAATTGGACGCACCCAGAACAGCGACGAAGATCTGGGCGCGGTGCTCGTCGCCTGTCGCCGGGTCAATGATCGGGATGGTGTGGCCGGCGTAATCGGTCTGCATCACCGCGCCGGCCTCATGCCGGTTGCGGTACCGGGGACTGATCCGGGTCTCGAACTCCCTGTAACGCGTGCAGAACCACGTGTAGCCATAGCCATCAGGATGAGCTGCCCGATATTCCTCCCAGAGCAGCAGCAACGTCACGCCCTTGCGCTTCTTCTCGGCCGCCATCTTTGGCCAATCGGGCTCAGTCAGGTCCCGGGGCGGACGCCCCACGCGCTGGAACACAACCTGCTTCAGCGTGCTATCGTCATCCCGCCCCTTGGGCAGCGGCCAGCAGTTCAGCCCAGCCTCTCGGGCCCGATGCAGATAGGTCGCAACGGTTGTCTTGCTCAGCTTCAGACGCGCCGCAACCTCACGCGCCGAAAGCCCCTGTTCATGCGTCAGTCGCAGTATTGATCGTATGTCTTGCACTGTCGTGCGCCTCGCTCGCTTCTGTCTCGGCATGGTCCCTCCCGGCCTTGTTCAAGACCGGCAGAATGCCGTAACGGCGCAGGCGATGACCAACCGGCCCAAAGCCCTCCCGGAGCTGTCCGGGAATTAGCGAAATCCCTGTCCGGGATTTACCGAAACGCGTGTCCGGGAATTACTGAAATGCTTGTCCGGGAATTACTGAAACCCGCA